TCTACCGCCGTGCTTGAGGATGGCATTGTATACAAAGAGATCGGCATGACGAACGAAGCAGCGCAATTTTTGGAAACCCGGAAGTTTACGGTTACAGATATTGCCCGAATCTTCCGTGTGCCGCCGCACATGATTGCGGATCTTGAACGCGCCACGTTTTCCAACATATCTGACCAGTCGATTGAGTTTGTTGTGTACTGCATCCGCCCGTGGGTTGTGCGGTTAGAGCAGGCCATTAAACGGGATTTGATTGTAGAAGATGATGTGTTTGTCAAGTTTAATGTTGAGGGCTTGCTGCGTGGTGACGCCGCCGCCCGGTACGCGGCCTATGCTTCCGGCATTACTAACGGCTGGTTGACCCGCAACGAAGTGCGCGAAAAAGAAGATTTGAACCCGCTGGATGGTCTGGACGAGCCGCTTGCACAGTTAAACATGGGTGCCGGACAGGGCCAGGTCGAAGAAACTGACACGGAAGGCGAGGCGGAAGACGCCAAAAAATATGGCGCGGCTGACGCAATGGAGCTATCAGCCGCCGAACGGATAGCCAGAAAAGAGTTAAAAGGTGGCCTAGACATTGCATTTTGCAATCAGATATTGCATATTGCAATCCAAGATGCACAGACTATAATGCAACTAGCCAAGAATTTGGCGCTTGATGAGTCGTATATCGAGACACGTACAGCGCAAATTGTGGATTACTTAAAGGCCATGCGGAATGTATGAGAATATTTTAAATGCGATCTACAGCACCCCGTGGGCAATTGTCCCCTCGAAATTAGAGGCCATCATCGAGCTGGTGAAGCTTCGCGCCGCTGGGGTTGATACCGGCTACAACGCGCAGGCAAGCAAGCCGCGCGCCAGCAAGCAGGGGAAAATTGCAATCATCCCGGTGGTCGGCGTCATCAGCCAGCGCATGAATATGATGACTGAGTTTTCCGGTGGCACATCCACCGAATTACTCAAAGCACAAATTGCCGAAGCCATCAATGATCCGAGTGTAAAAAGTATCGTCATGGATATTGACTCCCCTGGCGGGTCAGTTTATGGCGTGTCTGAATTATCCGACTTTATCTACGAATCCCGCCAGAAAAAACACATTACCGCTGTTGCCAACTCAATGGCCGCATCTGCCGCCTATTGGATCGGCGCATCTGCCAGTGAGTTTGTGGTAACACCTGGGGGTGATGCCGGATCGATTGGCGTCTACACGGCGCATCAGGATGTGTCAAAACTAGAGGAAAGCATGGGCGTTAAGACAACCCTGATTTCTGCTGGTAAAAAGAAAGTTGACGGGCACCCATATGAGCCGCTCAGTGCAGAAGCACTGGCCGACATACAGGGCCGGGTAGATGAATATTACGGTGAATTTATAAAATCCGTTGCACGTTATCGCGGCACAAATGCCGACGCAGTGCGCAACGGATTCGGACAGGGTTCGCTTGTATCTGCCAAGCAAGCATTGAAAGAGGGCATGGTTGATCGTATCGCCACGCTGGATGATGTGCTTGCCGGTATGGGCGCTGTAAATTTACGAACTGCAAAAGTAAAACTGATTTGAGTGTGACTACTCAATTACTCCGATGAGTCGTTAAAAAGTCAAAACACTATATACTAACTTGAGGAAAATTTTATGTCGAAACGACTCATGGCACTACGCCAAGAACGCGCAAAGCTGAAAGACAGTGCGCGCGCCATTACTAACACGGCTGAAAAAGAATCGCGCAATCTTAGCGCCGATGAAGACGCCCAGATTGATGCCCTGATTGCATCTGCTGAAAAAACTGAAATAGATATTCAGCGCGAAGAAAAACTTGCTGATATGGATCGTAAAGCCATGCCTGCGCAGGGCGTCCACGTTGAAGTTATTGACCGTGCGGCACTTGACCAGAAGGGCGGGTTTAAATCTTTTGGTGAATTCGCTGTATCTGTTTTACAGGCCAACACTAATCAATCATTGGATCAGCGTCTGGTTGCTGCTGCTCCAACAACTTACGGCAATGAAAATACCGGTGCTGATGGTGGCTTTGGGGTGCCGATTGAGTTTGCAAAAGAAATTCGCCAAATCGCATTTGGTGCTGATTCTTTTGTTGCAATGTCCGATGAAAATCCTATTTCTTCGAACTCTATGACCTTCCCGCGCGACGAAACAACCGCCTGGGGAACTAATGGCGTTCGCGCATATTGGGAGAGCGAGGCAGTTGCTGCAACTCAGACGAAGCCGGTAATTGGTACTGACACCCTTCGTATGCGTAAACTGATGGCACTGGTGCCGATGACTGATGAACTGCTTGCAGATTCAACTGCAATGGATCGCTACATCACAACCAAAACCGGTAACTCTATCCTGTACAAAACCAATGACGCAATGATTAACGGCACTGGCGCAGGCATGCCTCTGGGTATTCTTAATGCTGGCGCGTTGGTCAGTGTTGCAAAAGAAACCTCACAGGCTGCTGCTACGGTTAACAGCATGAACATTGCTAAAATGTTCGCGCGTATGCCTGCAACCAGCAAGCGTACATCGGTATGGTTGATTAACAGCGACGTGTTGCCGCAAATCATGAATATGATCGTCGGTGATGTGCCTATCTGGCAAGTTGATTGGACAGGCGGTTCTCCTGCTGGCTTGTTGTTGGGTCGCCCGATTATCGAAACCGAAAGCTGCAAAACTTTGGGCACTAAAGGTGATATTTATTTTGTGGATTGGAAGCAGTATTTAACAATCACGAAATCATCTGGCGTTGAATTCGCAACATCAATACATCTTTATTTTGATGCAGGCGCTACCGCATTCCGTGCAACATATCGGATTGACGGCCAGCCCTGGCTGAAATCTTCAATCACACCCGCAAACGGCAGCAATAACCGCTCGCCTTTTGTGTCTCTTGACACACGAGCATAAGGAGAAATTTATGCAAAAACCAAGTGAAAGTGCGGCAATTGTCGCGTGTATTGATCCTGATGCAAATGCAGCGGGTACTGTTACATCAACATGGGTGCCGGTTAAAGATTACCACTCTTTTATGGCAATCGTTATGGCCGGTGATTTGGGCGCGTCTGGTACGCTTGATTGCAAACTACAGCAGGCCACAGACTCTTCTGGCACAAGCGCGAAAGATATTACCGGCAAGGCTATCACACAGCTGACGCAGGCTGGCACTGATAGCAACAAGCAGGCGATTATCAATTTGCACGCTGACCAGGTAGACGTTGACAACAGCTTTACACACATTGCTATGGTGTTTGTAACGGGTGTCGCTACGGGTGATTCTGGCGCTTTACTGATGGGCTTTGGCGCACGGTTTGCACCTGCATCCGATACCGATATCTCAACGGTTGATGAAATTGTAGGGTAACAATTAGCGGGGAGAAATCCCCGCTCTTTTTATGAGGTGTTTTTATGTTTGTAAAATTTACAGCAAACGTGAATTGCTCTGCTGAAGAGATGCAGAGGTATGGAATTGATTACGCCGAGGGATTTGAAGCTGGCGAAGTATACGAAATGACGGGCGATAATGCGCGTCATTGGTTAGATCGTGGCCTCTGTGAGGTTTGCGATAAAGAAGACAAGGAAGAAAAAACTAAACGTGCGCGCCGTACCAAGGCGGAAATGGAAGCCGGTAAAGAATGACTTTTATAGTCACAACAGCGCCGAATACTGAGCCGGTTACAACGGCAGAGGTTAAAACGCATTTGCGAATCGATCACGCGCTAGATGATGCTTATATCGTAACGCTTATCGCGCTGGCCCGACAATACGTTGAAGATTACACGCGCCGCGCTTTATTTACGCAGACGATCACGGCGAAATATGACCGGTTTTCAAGTTGTTTTTTGCTTGAAAGGCCGATGTTGCAGAGTGTTACCAGTATTGCCTATATAGACACGGCGGGGAGTTCGCAAACGCTGGCGACCGCTAATTACACGGTTGATATTGCCTCGACACCAGCCAGAATAACGCTGGCCTATGGTTACACCTGGCCGTCCACACGCGACATCACGAACGCGGTGACGATTGTATACGTTGCGGGATGGGCAACTACTGCCGCGATTCCTCCGCCGCTACGTCATGCGCTGTTGATGATGGTAGGACACTGGTATGAAAACCGGGAGAGCGTTGTTAACTCTATCGCTATCCCTAAAATAATGCCGTTCGCCGTGCAGTCGTTGCTTGATCCGTATCGCGTGTACTGATGGAAGCCGGGAAATTAAAAGAACAGATCATTATCCAGCAAGTAGCGGATACGATCACTGCCAGCGGATCAGTAACAGAGGCATGGACAACATTCGCAACAGTACGCGCGCAGGTTGACCCGCTAACATTGCGAGAATATTTTTCAGCGAATCACGTAACAACAGGGACGGAGATTAAATTTAGAATCCGGTATTTGGCCGGTGTTTTGCCAAAGATGCGGATTTCCTGGGACTCGAATTTATTTGATATACAGTCGGTCATTAATGTAGACCACGCCGACAGGGAATTGATTTTGATCGGCGTCCGTTATGAAATCTAACATGGTTGAAGGCTTTGAATACATTGTAAAGTTTTTAAAAACCTTCCCGGATAAAGTTGAGCGCAGAATTTTAAAAGGCGGATTACGAAAAGCCGCTATGGTAATTAAACAGCAAGCGCAATCTATCGCGCCAGTGGGTGAAACCGGTGTTTTAAAGCGCGCGATTGCTGTACGTGTTGGGCGTAAGCCGATAGCACAGGTGTACATCAAGAGCGGCGGGAAGAGCGTTAAACATGACGGCTGGTATCGGCATTTAGTTATCAAAGGCACGAAGGCGCACAGCTTATTTCCAGGCGCTAACAGATTGCGAGGCAAGTTACAGAATAAGCCGTTTAAACACGGCGGGTCGAAAGGGAATCCATTTTTAGACAAGGCCAGGGATTCAGAGAATTCTGCCGCTGTAAAAGCAATGGCGCAATACATGGCTGATGCGATTAAGAAAGAGGTTTACAAGTGATTGAAAAGGCTTTGAGATCGATCCTTGTAAACACGGCGGCGGTATCGGCTATCGTGGGTACGCGGATTTATCAAACAAAGCTGCCGCAGACGCCGACTTATCCGTCAATTGTTTTTATTAAACAAAGCAATGAAATGATAAACAGGTTGGCAACAGATACCGACATCGCAGAAACTCGGTTTGATGTTATTGCAGCGAGTACAACGGCAGACGCCACGGCAAACTTAGCGAATGAAATCCGGGCCATATTGCAACGCTACAAAGGCTCAACGGCTGGCACAGGATTTACTGGCGGCGCAACGACTATTTTAGATTGCTGGGTCATGAACATCGATAGCGATTACGAGGCAGATTTAGAGTTATATTTTTCAACCTTGGACATAAAAATTGTCCACAGATTAACGTGAGGAAATAGAAAATGGCAAATCATAAAGGTTCTGAAGGTTCGGTTTATGTCGGCGCGGTTGCAATCGGTGAGCTTAAATCTTGGAGCTTGTCCGTATCAGCCAATACCATTGATGATTCTGTTTTAACCGATCTATGGCAAACAAATCAGTCAGGACAGCAGGCATGGTCTGGATCATGCGAATGTTTCTGGGATGAACTGGACACAACAGGACAGGGCGCATTATTAATTGGCGCTACGCTGACCATGAATTTTTATGCAGAAGGGAATACATCTGGCGACAGGTATTACACTGGCTCCGCAATTGTTACCAGTATCGAATATGGCGCGTCTATTGATGAAATGGTTAACGCATCGTTCAGCTTCACTGGTAACGGCGTTTTAACATTCGGAACGGTGATTTAATATGGCATTCATTGACGATATTTGTCCTGCGAATGAACTTCAGCGCCTCTTTATTTCCGCATGGAATCGAGAGGTATTTTTCTATGCTTTCAGCCTTGCTGACCTTGATTATGTTAAGCGTATGTCAAAAGGAAATGACGGGGAATTCATCGCTTATTACCTGATTCGGAAATGCTTGAACGAGAAGGCAGAGCAGCTTTTTACGGTTGGGGATAAGCAAAAATTAATGCGCTCTTTCTCGTCTGATACACTGGCCGATATTGTTTCCACAATGCGCGGTGAGGCGACAGAGGCAGCAAAAAACTAAAAACAGACGATCAGCTTTTTGCAATATTTTTCCTGGCTGACCGTCTGCATAAAAGTGTAACTGACATCATGGCAATGTCAGAGGTTGAATTTACGTATTGGTTTGCTTACCTGGAAGTTTTGAGAGAAGAGAAATTAAAACATGGCAAGTGACGCAGGAAGTTTAAGAATCAATGTAACCGCCCAGATTGCCGGACTGAAAGACGGCATGTTAAGGGCGACTGCGACGGTTAATAAATTCAGGCGTGATGTTGACAAGGGAATGGACAAAGTAAAGTCTGCCATTTTTTCCGTGACCGGTGCCGTTTTGGCGCTGGCCGGTGTGGGTGGTATTGGTGCGCTGATAAAATCCGGTGCCGATTATGCCGACTCGTTAATTAAAACGGCCACCAAATTAGGCGACACCACGGAAGGCATTCAGGCCATGCATTACGCTATGGGGTTGGCCGGTCTGGATTTTGAGCAAGGCGACAAGCTGGTGCAGAAGTGGACGCGCACCGTATCAGAAGCCGCGCAGGGATCATCAGCCGCAAGCTCTGAGCTTCGGGAGCTTGGTTTGTCTGCGCAGCAACTTGCGCGCATGACGCCAACGCAATCCCTTGAAACGCTGACAACCGCACTGAATGGCGTTGAACTGCAATCAGATAAGGTCCGAATTGCCACGGCTTTATTTGGCAAGGAAGGCGCTGACATGATTACCGTGTTGGCCGAAGGAAATAATGTATTCAAAGACGCGGCAGCAGAAATTGCAGCCCTGGGAATTTCAATCGATTCCGTCGAAGCCAAAAAAATCGAGAACGCTAACGATGCCCTCGGGCGAGTGGGCGCAGTGGTTAAAGGTATCGGCGAGAAGTTTGCCGCATTACTGGCCCCGTGGATTGAGTACGTTGCAAACAAATTTTTGCAGTGGGTAAAAGATGTTGGCGGTGCCGAGGTTATTGTCGGCAAAGCCATGCAGGGGATGCGGACAGCCGTTGGCTGGGTTATTACTGCAACCGATTATTTAGTGATTGGCTGGGAGACGTTAAAACTTGGCGTACTCACCTTCGCCACGGTTGCCCTGGGGGCCATTAATAAATTAGTTGATCCGTTGCGTTACGTGGCAGATTTGATTGGCGTTGAACAGCCCAATGCGTTTAAGTTTTTGGATACGCTCGTTGGCGAATTTGAAACTAGCATGGTGAGCAGCCAGGCCAGGCTTGTATCGTTGGTCGGCGCGGTGGGCCAAAACGCCGACATGGCAAAGAATAAACTGGATGAAGTCACGGCGGCGGCTGATGCGGTTGCGGCTTCGCAGGTGGCGCAACAGGTCACGCAAGAAGTAAACCCGGAACAAGTCAACACCGATTTTTTGCTTGAGCAGGTGCGCATCAGAAACCAGGCCAGACGTGAAGAGCGCGATTTAACTATTCGCATAGGCGAAGAGCTTGCCGCTGCCGAAGCTGCGCAGAATCAGGCAAAAATCGATGCAGTGAAAAGCACGTTTGAAGTCGGCGCTACGCTGATGAGCGCGCAGAGTAAGAAGCTATTTAAAATCGGCAAAGCTTCCGCCATCGCTTCTGCACTGATAAACACCTATGAAGCCGTCACTAAAACAATGGCGTCTGTACCGTATCCGTTTAACATCCCGCTGGCAATTGCGCAGGGCGTGGCTGGTGCTGTCCAGGTGCAGAATATTCGATCTCAACAGTTCGGCGGTGCCCGAGAATTTGGTGGCCCGGTTGTTAAAGGCCGGTCTTATTTAGTTGGTGAGCGTGGCCCTGAAATTATTACACCAAACGCAAGCGGAAACGTAACGGCTAATAAAGATATTGGCGGCGGCGGTGACAAAATGGTGAATGTAAATATCACAACACTTGATACAGCTTCTGTCGCTAAAATGTTTAAGGAAAATCGCCAGATGCTTTATAACACAGTCATGGCTGCGATGAACGAAGACGGGAGGCGGTTCGCATGAGCGGCGCTTTTCCGACAAACAGACAGGCTAACGTAACGCTAAAGAGCAACCAGCCCACGGTGGTTAATAGAAGCTCTTCTGGCCGTTATCAGTCGCGCACAATCGCAGCTCATTTGTGGGAATTAACAATAGAATTTCCCGCTATGGCCCGTTCAGCTATGATGCCGATATTTGCATTTGCGATGAAACAAAAAGGCAGGGCTGAATCATTTACAATCATTCCGCTAAACACGGCGACCCCGCAAGGCATAGCAACCGGAACACCACTTTCTAACCAGGTGGGTGCGGTAGGTGCTACGTCGATTGAAATAGACGGCTGGACGGCTGGGACCGCTGGCATTTTAAAAGCTGGTGATGTTTTTAAATCATCGGGTCATACAAAAGTTTACATGGTGACGGATGATGTCAATTCTCAGTCTATGGATTTTCTAATTCTTGAAGATTCTGCAACTGATAATTTACTTTTAGAAGACTCCTTAACAGATCAATTATATTTACAAGATGCTGGATCAGCCACCGTATTATTTCAGCCGCCGCTTATAACTGCGATTGCAGAAGACGAGGCGATCACAGCAACCAACGTACCGTTTACTGTGATGTTTGTCGGTGACGTTCAGGAATTTAAAACATCTGCCCCCACACTGAGCAGATACGACATTGATTTAATAGAGGCGATCAGCTAATGGCAGACAGAAAACTTTCCGCACTCGTTGCGTTAACGGCCCCAACGATTGACGATGAACTTTATATAATAGATGCGGGCGTTCCCAAGCGCGTGAGAATGGATGCGTTAAGCGTTTCAGGGACATGGACGCCTTCTTTTGCCGGGTCAACGATAGCTGGGGCGCATACTTACAGCATAAGAAATGGCATATATAGCAGGGTTGGTAGAATTGTCTATATAGCCGCTCATATTGAGTTATCGGCAGAAGACACCGGAGCCACAGGAAATTTGCTTATCACGGGGCTTCCATTCGCGTCAACCGGAACATATTCGCCATCGGCAATTGCGTATGACCAGAATATCACGATGCCCGCATCATCTGTAATCAATGGATTTACTGATGTACTCACATCGTCTATACGATTGTTCAGTAAGGTTTCAGGCGGTGGGGCATTGGTGGCATTGCCTGTTGCCAATCTCTCAAATGCATCTATTATAATGATTAGCGCGACGTATCAAGCGGCATGAGCAATCGCGGCCTATCAGCAGCATCTATATCAGCACTACAAGCGCGTAGTGTTGAGTTCTATCACTTGTTGCGTTTTGATTTTTCAACGCCGCTTTATTACACAACGGCTCCGTACAATATTACTTATAACGGGAATGTTTACTCATCGTCTGCAATCATTTCGGATGTGCCAGAAATACGTGAACAGTTAAAGATTTCCCCTACAACAATTAACATTGAATGGTCGGGCGTGTCACTGGCAAGCCAGGCCGTTTTACTTTTAAACTATCGTAATGTGTCGGTTTACATTTATCGTTATTTAGCGTCAACACGGGACGCATTTTTAATGTACAAGGGATTCATCGATAGTTACTCAAGCGAAGATGATTTGCACAACGGGAAGTCAGACATAACGTGGTCAGTTACAAATCACTGGGCTGATTGGGAATCGCAGAACGGAAGACTTTTAACCGATCAATCTCAACAGGCTATTTTCACTGGCGATTTGTTTTTGCAATATGCCGGTGTCACTGACCCTGTGCTTGAATGGTGGGGTAATACAACATCTATATCATATCTTCAGGGGTCTTTAGTATTCGTCCCTATAAACGACTGGCTTAGCGCGCCAACAGGGAGATACGTCGAATCTAATTTTTATTGGCTTTACAATTGGACATCCGGAGCTTCATCAGAGGGTCGGCTTCCCGTGTTTTATGGCTCTTCGGCTGGAAGCGGCAGCGTTGTATTTAGGGACGTTACCAGTGTTACAAACACATACCTTTGGGTAGTCTACGCACTAAGTGAAGGGGAGTGCAATTCTCTCACAGATATTTTATTCAACGGGGTCAGCTACACGCACGCAAGCCTATCCCCTTATTTAACAGCTACGTTTTATTCTGGCACCGACACGCAGACTGTACACGCCGCATTGGATACCGATTCCTCTGAATGGACGACTGCGCACCAGGGGAAAGGGATTTGCTACGTTGTCATCCGTTACACATTTAACAAAGACATTTGGCAGGGTGAGCCTGAACCGCAGTTTAAAATCAGCGGGAAAAAATGCTATGACCCGCGCACAGGCGTTACGGCTGCCTCCTCGAATCCTATTATAATTTTATACGACTACCTCACAAATTCTCGCTATGGTAAAGGCGTTACGTCTGGCGAGTTAGACCTTCCGTCTTTTAATTCTGCCGCTGACTACTGCGACCAATTACTGACAGATCATAACGCAGGGTTAGGCGGAACACCTGTTACAATTCCGCGCCATACGTTTAATGGTGTTCTCGCGGCTGAAGAAGAAATAAAATCCAATGTTGAATCTATTCTATCCGCCTGCAATGGGGCTATTGTTTGGATCAACGGGAAATATACAGTTGTTATTGAGCGTGATAATGATGTAAGCGTTTACTCTTTTACTCTTGACAATATAACGCCAAAAATATCCGTGAAAGATATAGGCATAAAGAGCCGGGCCAATAAAGTATTTTATAAATTTGTTGATCCCGTTATTGATTACGCAGAGTCTACTGTTTACGCAGAAATGTCTGCCGCGTTAATTGCATCCGAAGATAACGGGAAGGCGCTGACAAAAACAATATCGAACAAATACGAAACCAACCGCTATCGCGCGCAGAATCTTGCTAACACAGAATTGAAGAGGTCGCGCGACGGACTGACCTGCACTATTGAATCCTTGCTTGCCGATGCGATTACAATCGAGACTGGAAATGTAGTTGATGTTACTCTACCGGCAAAGGGCTGGGCTGCTAAAAAATTCCGGGTAATATCAATGGGTATGCCATCAAACGGGGACGTTAATCTGAATCTTATGGAATACGATTATACCAATTACCAATGGGGTGTTTCGGCTGAAGCGTCAACACCGACGAAACAAATCCACACAAATCCGCTTTCTGTTACCGCGCCGACATCGTTAGTTCTTGCAGCCGGGACGACCGAGCAATTAACCAAGGCAGACGGCACAGCGGTTAACAGAATAAAAGTTTCATGGACAGCAAGCGCGGATGTGTTCAGCGTTGGGTACGAAGTTCAGTACAAATTATCGACTGATACGAATTACACAGAGATTGCACGCTCAACATCTAACACAGAGGTTGTTGCGTGGATTGAGGGCATTACAAGCGGTGTGCAGTATGACGTGCGCGTGCGCGCATACAACGGAATCGGAGTAGTTAGCGCATGGTTAAGCGGTAACGTAAACGGGACAGGCGTTTTAGCAATCGGTTATGGGGCAAGTCTTGCCGGTGCCGTGGATTTTAATTCGTCTACATACGTTTATTACACGACGTTTGATGCGGCAGAGCCAGCAAATTATGAGTACGCAACATTTAATAATGGCGTTGCATTGGTGGGTGATGGTGCGCCGGTAGGGAGTAGTGCTTTTATCCGCAAAGGCGCCACTGTGTCGATGGCGGGGACGTTAACATTTTCGGCGTATAACTGGAAAATGAAAAGTGCATTTGCTATTACATCGGGTTATGGTCAGTACATGAAATCAGCGGCGGGTGATCCTACATCGGGGGTTTTATGCGGGGCTGGGTTTGCTGATACTGGGTTTGGAGTGGGATTTAAATGGAATACCGGCACATCGCAAATTGATGTATACGCCATGTCTCGTAACAGCGGCTCGCTGTCGAGCACGTTGATAACATCCATCGCGGACACAGGTGTTTTTATAATCGTTACAGCAGAATGGTCCTATAACACATCTGTGTTGGTAACATTAAATATAGGTGGCACTCTCTATACCGCAACAGTGACAACCAGCAAACCGAACGGTAACCCAATTTATGCGATGTACATCTTGGCATCACCTAAAGACGCAGTTACAACGTGCCCACGAATTAGTGCGTACGAATACATAGCCGTAGGCATGTTACCGCCGTAATGCAATTAAATGGAATATTGACAAGAAATAATCTACACTAATCGAAACTCGTCATGCCTGACACGTGGGGGCATGATGTTTAATCTCACAACCAACGAGGAGTATTTATGTCACAGATTTATTATCAGGCTACTGATGGTAGTTTTAAACCGTGGATTGATCCCGCAACCGGCGCGGCAAATGTTTCTAATGGGTTTAAACCGTCCAGCTACACCGGCAGAATATCATCAAGCGAAAACGGAACAACATTCGCAATTGCGTCAGGTGCAACACGGGTATTATTCCAATCGTTAGATATGGCTGTTGCTGGCACACCCGAATACGCTATTATTGCATTCGGCACAAGCGCGTCAGATGCGGCTGTTAATTTAGCAAAAACGGGAACAACGCCTAACATCATTTCAAATGCTGGCGTGGTTGTTGGATCAAGTACGTATGTAGGCGCTGTTCCGCTTGGCCCTATCGGAATACCAGTAAACGCAACACATTGCGCAGTTGGCAACGGTGTTGCTGCAACCGTTGTGATTCTGATGGTCACGCAGGGGAACTAATCATGCCAACCTATTATGTTTCAAACGCTGCATCAAACGGCTACGTTGTCGGTAATGATGCTAATGCAGGCACATCCAAAGCTCTGGCTGTTTTAACCTTCACGCAGGCGCTTGTGCTTGCTGTGAGTGGCGACACAATCTGTTTAAATGATGGGACATACACTGCGCCAACAACCCCCGGTTATTGGAACATAGCCGAAAATGGCCTGACTGTTTTGCCCGAAAATGACTGGATGGCAACGCTGGCCGGTGATGGCGTTTATACTGCCCGTTTGTTCAACGTCAATTCCGCTGCCGCTGTTAATGCGACATTTGGTAAAATTAATATTGATGGTGTCAATACTCAGTTGATTGGTTTTTACGTCAACCAAACGACTAACCTTGCCACGTTTACTTTTAACGGGACAAGATTTAAAAACTTTGTTCACAAGCCGATTGCAAACGTACATGTTGCAGGTGCAATGCACCTGACACTAAACGATGTTGAAATGGAAGGCACTAACTGGCAACGCGGTGGCGTACACATGCCTACGCTTACCACTGGTGGCCTTGTTGTTAATGGGTTGAAGATTACGCAATCAGGCAGATCAAATTCAGAAGGCGCTCTGGTATACCTGCACGCGAATGCGGCAGGCGTAACAGCAACCGTTTCCGGTGTGTATGGTACTAGCGCCCTGGCTGCATCAGCCGGATCTGTTGCTCACTCCGGCGTTTTAATTCAAAATGTATTAAACGCAGTTATTAAAAACTGCTCAGGACTCACAATCAGTGGTGTCGGGGCCGGATCAGCGTCGGCTACGCTGTACGAAATATCTGCCAATGCAACGGGGGTACAAGGTACGCATTACGGCATCATTGAAAACTGTCACGGAACAAACGCAACATCTAGCGGGAAGACAGCGTTAATCGGTTCGGATGCGCAGCTTGCTGCAACAACAAATCAGCACAACTACGGACGCATTATTAATTGTAATCTCAACGGATCGGCGGTTGCTACAGGCATCCACGGCCCTATGCTTGGACATGGCACGGGCGGCAGAATCGAAGGCTGTAACACAAAGTACTGCGGAACCGGTGGCGGTGGGTTATTGAAATCTATGGTTGCCGGAACCGGGCCACTGGGCGTACCTATTGCGGCTGGAAATAAAGCAACGTTCTGCTACGGCACATTTGCATATCAAAAGGGCTCCGTGGGTGCAGTACACACAAATAATACTTTAATCACCAGCGCCGGTTATGCGCCGACATTTGAGTTAGCTGCATTTGATGATACAGCTTTACCGGTGAATCAAAATAACAACGGTATTTTTGCAAATAATGTTTTCACTGGGACAACAGCACCGACATATACAAGCGTGCAAGGGACTCCTGGGAATGCGTTGGATACTTCAACAGGCAATCTTTTTTACCTATCACATTACGATACTACGCTGGGATCATTAACAAACAAATGGCGCAACGGCTCTGCAACAATTTATGCAGATGTTGCCGCGTTTAATACGGCGCTCTCACCGGCTGGTTATAATTGTGTTAATGCCGCACTGGGATTGGATGTAAATAATTTATTCCCTTCAGACTCTGCGTATCTCGGCATAGGGTATAAAACATGGCTTGATACGCCAAACCCATCAGGTTCAACCGGTAAACCATTCTCTAGTTTTGATATCGATCTAGGGGCCATTCAGTCTTCATTTGGCTCATTTGACGTGAGCAGATTGTGAGCCACATTCCAATAGGTTCTATGTGCGCAAGCTGTTCTAATCGGCACAGTGATTGCTCAGATCTGGATTTTAAAAACATGAAAGTTTTAGAGCGCGTGAAGGTACTGCATGACGGCCACCTGGAGGATGTTACGATTGTAAAGTGTACGAATTGGAGTAAGCGAAAATGATTACTGTACAGCAATATTACATGGGCCGTGATGTTGAATATAAATCGGAGCTAACAGAGCAGTTACGCAAGAATGCTGAATTAACTGTTGCCCTTGCAAACAAGCTGCTGATTCACGCACTAAATAATGGCGTGTATCCAGTGCTCAATGCAAACAAATCATTTGTGAGATCAGGCTGGCGACCACCTGCTGTTAATCGCGATACACCCAATGCTGCCCCTAGATCGAATCATATGACGTGTGAGGCCATCGACATTGAAGACAATGACGGCGACCTTGACGAGTGGTGCCTGAATCATCTCAGTGTTTTGGAAGACATTGGCTTATGGATGGAGCACCCGGCAGCCACTAAATCATGGTGCCATTTGCAAACGAAAGCGCCACGGTCTGGCCGTCGCGTTTTTAATCCGTAACAAACAGCTAAATTAGCTATAAGATTTTATCGAGGTAAGCATGAATGCAGCGAGACAACGACCAGACAATAAACATTCCGCTGAAGCCAGCACTAGCCTGGCTGATTGTAGCAATCGCTGGTTCGATGGGTGGTGCAACATTAGCCCCAGACCCGATAGACGTATTCGACAGGAGAGAGTGGATACAGACCGAAGAGAGTATCAAGCGAATCGAAGCATCAACGAAAAAAATACAGTCGCTAGAATCACGCCTCGTGCAGTTAAGAGTTGTATGCGCCGCAAAATAATACGCTGGATAAATAATCCAAACATCCTATTACCGGTGCTGGCGTTTATGATTATTACATTTACAACCATGATGGCGAAGGCGGGGGTATTATGATTGACATACCCTATCTCACTCCCTACATCCAGATATTGTTGTGCTGCCTTGGCCTATGTTCGCATCATGTGGCCGTACTGGCTGAGATGTCCAGTGCCAAGGGCAAGAAGGTAGGACTACGGGAATATACGCGCACGCGCCCCTACAAGTTGACGCTGTCTTTCCTGGGGGCAGTGATAGGATTTATTGCGTTATCGCAACTGGGCGAGCTAACTTCGTTAACTGCATTTGGTATAGGTGTTGCTAGCTCCGATGTCTCAGACCGTGCCGGTCGTATTGCGATCGGCAAATTACCACAGGTGTGAAAAATGAACTCTATCCTGATAGGTATTATACTGGCTGGACTGGGCGCGGGTGGCTCATGGTATTATAAGCAGGAGGCCATTAACGCCAAGATTTTTTATGATAGCCAGATAGCCGCTATCGAAAAGAAGTCAGAGACAGAACGAAAACTATCAGAGGAACGCAATAATGATATCGAAGCGAAACGTCTCATCGATAAAAAGGCCGCTGAAGAACGCATTAAGCAGCTCGCCAAGCGTCAAAAGCCAGTTGTTACAAGTTGCAGTGCCGATGATCGCGGTATCGTTAGTGCTGCTATCTCTGATGGCGCTGTTCGGCTGCTGCGGGACACAGCAAACGATCCCCGTCTTTCAGCGCCCGACGATCCCACCGGATTTATTGATCCCAAAGAAACAGTTACAGCCGATTCAATTGCCGCGTACAGCTTCTACGACATAGAACAATATAATCAATGTGCGGCTGATTTTAATGCGCTGGGCCTGATGGTTAAGTGATGCCTAAATAGTGTTAGGCGTCACATGCCCGCCGTATTTCTGCATCCCGCTGACTGTCGGTTAATGTCTGCCAATGATCGTACTGCGCATTGTGCTTTTGCAGCCGCGTGTAGTTATCGGCATGGCAATCACCACAAACGCCTTCTACCATCGGCAATAGGGTTTCATATCCACACTGTGTGCAATACTCAGTTTCATTCATGTCACATCTCCTTCGATAAAAACGCCTAACAACGCGTTCAAGTTCGTTCCGCTTCGCTCCACGGGACGGCCTTCAGCCGCCCCTTAACTCTGTCCGTTAGGGGCTTGCCCCCACTGTGCTGCCATTGCGCTTGCAACCCCTTCCAATGTCCTGCTACGTTCCTTCCATCTGTTGGGGCCGGGTGGCATTTTGTGTACCCGCGCCTCGCGCCCCGCCACAATGTTTGTAGGTGTCAGCTTCGGTAGTCCCTTCAACCAAAGGCATGTAGCCTTAGTTTCTCCGTGTCCGTGTTGCCACGGCTGAATTATCTGGTCAGGTTTTCGTATCCGAGTTGAAATAATGCTTATAGGGTTTTCAAGCGCAATCCGTTTAATGGGTGCATCCAGCAACATCCTCACAAACTCCAATGCCTCTGCCTGATCGTTCAGCTTGTCCTTGAACCATCGTGCCCCACTCACAGCCAGGTGTGTGCATGGGGGGAATGCAATCATCAAGTCCCACGGCTGGCTCATTGGGCCAACATACAAAACATCACGTATATCACCCTGGTAGTGCGGCCCCGGTTCTTCGGTCGGCAACAAGTCGCAGCTCATAGCCTCACAGCCTGCTGCAATAAACGCATCCCGCACCCGCCCACTGTATTCACAAGGAATTAAAACACGCAGTTTAGCTGCCATTTTCGGCCACCTGAATCTCCATCACCCGGATCATGCCACCCAGGATGTTGACAATCTCCCTCGTCGCCGATTCGATATGTACACCCTTGCTCAGTAACGGCGCCCGTTTTGCGTCGGCTACTGCTACATTCAGCAACAACATGGAGTGATTCACTCCCCGCAACATTGCTTGCACTTCTTTCTTGCTCGATTGATCCATATTCAAATCCCCCCGTACAGTTATTGACAGAACTCCAAGGCCCGGTAAAACCGGGCTTCTTTCTCTCGACGCTCCAAACGTGCCGACGAGTTAAAAAAACAACATTTGATCCAACCGGCTCCACGCCTACTACACGCGGCGCGGCTGGCTCTTTGTATTTGTTTATCTTTATTTCACCGGTATCCGTATTGAGCGGCCCACGCATCACAACACGCACCGGTTCCGATACTTGCAATTCACAAAACCTCGAAAAATTCCCCGCATCCGCCGCGCTGACGTGCTGTAAAATTTCTGCACTTACATCTTCCGGTTTAAGCCGACGCAATTCACGCCATACCGTGACACGAGGCCCACCAATTTGCTGAAACTGCCGTATACCCCATGTACTAGCCCAAGCATCTACCCGTTGCGCTGCGCTCGCAGGATCATTACCAAACAAATCTTTGTCGATACCAAAACCGTCAATATTTTTAGCAATGTATTTAGCAATGTACCCGGCAGCACTTCCGCGACTCCAATCGATTTCCACAGCCGTGAATCTATGTTTTTTTGCGCCTGGCTCAGTTGGCGAATCCCGCAAAGCGTAACGCTGACACGTATCACGCAAAGCACGCATATTTTCCGGCGCTACAAAAAATAATGTATGCCAATGTGGCGTGCCATCGTGCTGCGGTTCGCAAACTCGGAAGCCTAGAAAGGACAATTTTTGTCTTGCCAGTGACGCACGCACTTTAGCCCAGACTCGACATAAATAATGTTGCCCGTCCCTTGGTGTGCTGCCGTCATATTTTGGGTTCCGTTCGCCGCTCTTTGATAACGCCGCGTGAAACCGTGACGGACACGTAATTGTATAAAACTCGCCCACATAACCGATTGCTTTAGCATATTGTTCCATCCCCGCGATGCGCGTCATCAGTTCACAACGTCTTATTTTCGGATTGCTGACTGTTTTTTCTGCCAGCTCTTGCAGCGTAAATTCGTCACCTAATTCATTTATTGCTAGCAATGATTCGAGTAATTTTCTGTTGCGGCTTTTTTGCTGATGCCGTCTTTCAATGCTGGCATTGCTGGCATATATATCGGCTTTTCGATGCACAATATTTATGCCGATTGCTGCGCGCTCTGTTGCGCGCCCGTAATGTTTGCGCAACACACGCCGCCAGTAATGAGCATCACTCACCCGCGCCTCTGCGCCTGCTTCTGTTTCGCATTCCGGCCATTTGTGACCACTTGAAATAACAAACTCTTTGCAGCGATCCGCCCCGCGTGTTTTTAAAATACCCCGACACTCTCTGGCTAATTTTTCGGCTTCTAGAATGATTGCGTCATCGTCACCAGCGCGCTTAATGTCAACACCCGGCGCCGTCATCACATCTGTTACATCCAGCAAATCCATATTTGCTGCAACATGCCCAGCGTGTTTTGTTATGTCCCTATAGCGTTTGATAATGTGCGGTCTGAATGCTGGTGGTGCTGGCAATAATTGCAGATATAAAAACCTTTCATTATCGCGTTCGAGTCTGGATATCATACGAATTTTAAAAACTCATACCACGGACTGTACCGCAGCTGATTTTTAAGCATAAAAACAGGCACGCTGCCACACCTAACCTTTCTCGGATGCGTCCCTTTTCTTTTGATGCTTCCCGGTTTTTTATTGTTTACTTTGCGACTCATCTTACAGCCTCCGAATTTCAAACATTTTGCAATGCACATCAGCCGCGCGTTCGTACTGATTTGTCGCTGAATATCAGCGAGTGCTGCGGCCAACCTTCGCCGAATTCAATAATCAATAAATATTTCATGCCTTATCGTTCCATTGTGGATTCTGCGGTGCTTGGTTCGTCTGCATCATTACTTCACGCTCAATCTTCGCAGCCATGGCCATGCCGTGCCCTTCTGCCGCACCGTGCAGAAAACTTAACACCTCTACCGGCTTGCCACCAGCACATACGATTGGCGTTCCATAGAGCACCAAACCTCTCCCAGCCTTCCAACCACGTGCCCTAGCACATGCCATTTCCTGAAATTCTGAGTGTTTGCTATTCATGATTTTTTACCCCCTGGCGGTTGGTTGTTTGTGTTGGCGGTAGGTGCCGCCGCCCCCGCTCCCGATTCTGTTTGACGGGGCATATTTCAGAGTGCGGCGGCGATTGACCCGCCAAGGTCTGCCGGTGATCCGGCCTGACAAAAAGTAGTTGCAAATCCCTACACGATCAAGCGACTGCTTACCGTTGCCCTGCACACATAAGGCTGTAATATATAAAACATTGCTGAACACCACCGCCAAGGGTGAACTATGAAAATTGCGAATTCCGCAGACCTGCTTGACTTGATTAAGTCGAGATATTCACTAACTTCCGACTATGCGGCCGCCAAATTCCTTGGGATTTCCAAAGCACGCGTTAGTAACTACCGAATAGGTAAGAATTCTATGGATCAATCGCTGATTTTGCGTATAGAAACCTTGCTGAAATATCCGCCCGGTTCCCTACTTTTTGAGATGCAAGCGGCCCGGACAAAATGCCCAGACGCTGCCAAGATTTTTCACCAAACCGCGCAAAAAATTGCCGCATGTGTTTTGTGTTTTATGCTGGTTTTCCCGGTGTTTTTGACGGTACCCTCATTTACTGAAGGACATTTTGACCGGCTGCATGATGTATATTATGTTAAATCAATCACCCACCCCAACGAACTAGGCTTTTTCCCTTATCTTTGTTTTTTCACCCTGTTTTTTGCGAATGCGTTCTATTGTCATCCAATAGCCAAGTTATCTCAAAATGACAATGCATAAACGAAAGGCTATGGAAGGTGGTTTTATGATAAAAAAATACAATGATAAAAATCCAGACTGGCGGCTTCTTGTGCGGCAGTTCTGGCCCGGTATGCGTGCTGACGCACAGACATCTGACCTGTTTTCGTACTTGCAACTCACCAATAACGATGTTTCAGCCATCTGCGCGACCACACCGCGCACCGTGCGCCGATGGCTGGCCGGTGATTGTCCGGCATGGGTACCGCTGCATTTGCTGGCCCTCAGCGGCTACCTACTGCACTGGCCCGGCTGGATGGTGCGCAATGGCCGCCTTATTGGCTCCCAGGCGTCCAGCACGCGGCACGCTGGCCTTACCCCTGATATGGTGTCGGATTTCGGCTGTGCGCTACAGGCCGGACGCCTGGCCGCGACTACAGCAGCAGACTTGCGCCTGGAAAATGACCGACTGCGGCTGGCTGTCTCACGTTTTGAGACGCGCGCGGCCGTACCGGCTAATGTGATACTGTTTCCCGGTGTCACCGCTGAATCGATTTTTAAACAACAAAACGGAGCGTAATCAATGAAACATCTTAATTATTTACTGTTGGTACTGGCTTTTTCACTGGCGGGTTGTGGCGGAGGTGGTGAAAGCGGAGGCGGAGGCGGCACCCCTGCGCCGAATACTTGCGTGCTTGCCGTGTCGGGTACGGGTCAAATCCAGAACCTGAGTACAACGGGTTACACATCGTGCCAGCTTACTGTTTCTGGCCTTGGTAATACAGTTACACTGGCGCCCGGGTCTGCGCTCACGCTGGTAACCATATCAGGCAGCAATCACGCCGTGACGT